GCTAAACCCAAGAATAGCGGGACTTAAAAATTGGCACTGACTATATAGATCTAAAGGAGACCGAGTAATTGGTTCTCCTGTAAGAATACGCTTATACTTAGCATACGTACCTAGCTTTAAAATACTTTTTGTTCTAGCAGCTTTAGGATTCTTGATCGTTGTGGATTCATCAACAACCATAAAGACATTACCTCCACAGGTGCAAAACAACTCTGCAAACTTGCCACCTTTCTTTGAACTAAAGGCCTCAACATTCATTACTATAATACGTAGATCATCGACAGCTTCAAGACAAGACCTGACTTTTTCTTCTTCTGCTTTACGCATTGTTGAAGACCAAGCAGCGGCTCTATGTACTATGTGATCTGGAAGGTGCGTGGGAAGTTCGTTATTAATCCAATTCTTATACATACCTTTAGGAGCGATGATTAACACGGAGTCTATCCGACCAGCATCATAAAGATACGCAACTGTATCAATAATTACCTTAGACTTCCCGGTTCCCATCTCCATAAACAGGGCGAACTCATCTAAATTCTTCGATATGTCCCAGGCCTCCCTCTGATGAGTGTAAGGGCGGGTCTTAAAAGGGTATATGTTACTATGGGTCATACTTTTTTCCGTTCTCTATGAGCATCCTAGGAGGTCAAATTTCATAAAACATTCGAGATTGTGGCTGAATGATATTAATTCCGCTCTTGGCTCTTGTAATTGCCACATAGAAGACTCTGTGCTCGTCATCAGGAAACATTTCCATATATCTCCAAGATCTAGTAGCAAGATCAGTGATAATAGCAACATGATCTGCCTCAGCTCCTTTAACTCCATGGATCGTGTTAATCCTAATTCTTGGTCGTGTTAAACTTTCTCCCATTCTTTTAGCTGCTAAAAAATATTCTCTTAGTGTAGCGCTGATACGTTGGAAGCACTCGAACCACGGCTCATACTCAACTGGAAGATCTGTAAGATCGTATATTCTTTCTTCATCTATGTTTCTTAATTTAAAGCCATGGTACCGTCGTACATTCTTTAACTGAGCACCCGTAAGAGTTTCTCCTTTTCCAAGTCTCGTCCAATCTTTGACAGCGCGAAGAGCAGATGATTGAAGAGGTTTTTTAGTAGGACTTTCATATGGATATCCGCTTTGTTCACAGACTCGCTCGTAGTCTTTTAATAGATAAGCATTACGTGCTAATAGTAACCAGTCACCTTTACTGAGGTCTAGATCATCTGCTGACCAGCAGTGATTAACGTATCCTTCCACATCATTAGGCTTAAAGTCTTTACTTTGTCGCTGTACTATGTTTTGTAGGATATCATTAGCAAGGGTATGTACAGCCCTTGGTATACGATATGAACGAGAGAGTACTGTTTTTTCACCAGGTAAATTAATAAAGTCATCGATGCTAGCACCTGCCCAACGGTATATTGCTTGGTCATCATCTCCTGCTGCATACTTTAATTCAACATCATTGCCTATCTTTTTAACGACGTCCCATTGTAGTTTAGATAGATCTTGCGCTTCATCTACAAACAAGGCATCTAGCTTAGGGGATTTTCCCTTATTCAAAAAGTTTATAAGTATATCTGTGAAGTCATATAACCCATGTTGCTGCTTATATATCTTTAATGACTCAGAAGCCATAACTAATTGTAGGTAGTTAATATCATCATCAACAGTGTTTTCATAAACTTCTCTTAATGATGTTCTAGTTAAACGTGCTAAGTTATCTAAAAAGAAAAGTCGATCTCCTAATGGAGTTCCATAGCTATATGCCTCAGGATTCATGGACCCAGCTGCTTTTACCTCAATACCTAATATCTCTCCTAAAGTAATCCAATGATTTTTTTGCATCATGTTTGTTGGGTTTAATCCAAGTTCCATAAAACACAGGCTATGTATCGTTCTAAAATAAAGTAAATCTTCATCTGTCAAATTAAATTTTTCTTGAGCTCTTGTTTTAGCTTCAATGGACGCTCTTTTAGTAAAGGCAATATAGCCTATCCTTGAAGGATCTATCTTATTGTTTAATTGTTCTTCGATAAAATTCATACCGAACGTTGTCTTACCAGTTCCGGGAGGACCAAAGATAATATTCCATTTAGAAGGGGATGTCATTGTCTTCCTCTCTAGGTATATCTAACTCTTCAGTGGCTTGCTGGAATTCTGGTATAGACCAGCAGTTGACGCCCTTACCTTTACAGTTAAAGAAGTGGTGCTCTGCAGAATTTGCTTTTAATACCGCGGTAACTTGGTGAACACGGTAATCACGGAAATGAGACCTATCTAAGAAAGCCATTAAGTCTCCAACCCTGAAATAATGTCTACCGTTCTCTGTCCACGGTTTCCCTAATAATAGTTCGTCTCTTGTTTTAGCTTGGACACGCCCGGTGGTAAACCTTTCTATGTGTTCAAACAGTTGTCCTACTGGACTAGCATCAACTGGTGCTTCAACTATAGTTAACTCTTCTAATAGATGGTTAACTAATTTAGTCCAAGCATTATCATTCATACGGTTAGGCATGACATTTAATTTTTCCATACACTTACGTTGAAAACGTCTTTGGTTCTGTAAGTCGTCTGTTTCAAGTTCTAGTCTACCGCCACCATCAACATCTAAAAACCATATAGGAGGTGAGGTATTAAACTTAGTTAGTGAGTGTATTGCTGGTAAATCGTTGCTGCCATCTATTCCAAATTTTCTAAGTTTGCAAACAGGAGCATTACAATAAGGAGCGATAGGTGCTTTACTACAAGTAAACTGGTAGTCTTTTCTGCTAGCCGATTTAATAACACCTTGAACCTCAGAACTAGAGAGAGGCGGATCCATTAAGTTACTATTAAATTGTTCCATGTCGCGTTGCCAGTTATCTGGATCTCGTTTACGACAATAGACAGCTATATTAAATAAGCCGTTATTTCTAGTTCCTTGAGGAAAACCTTGAGCAGCTAGGTGTTGTAGACACGGTGGCCCATCTTCAAATTGCGAGGATATTTCTGGGATTACAAGTGATTCTAATTCTTTAGCGGATATAGCTTGTTCAGAGACTCTCTTAATAAATACTTCGGGAGGCATCTCATTACACCAGCGCTCCTTGCCGAAGTATGGCATGTTTATCCACTGTCCGATATCACCTCTTTCAGAAAGGATCTTAGTTTGTTTTGGAAATATCTCTGAACCGCCAAACCCAAGGGCTGCTGCGATGTCACGAAGTTTGCGCTGCATTGTGTCTGCACCGACCCACTCACTACAAAGGAGGTACAAGTGCACACCCCCTGATTTACTTCTACAGGGAAACAAGGGAAAACTGTATTTGTCGATCCGCTTGTTGATTTCTGAAAAATCGAGTCCGTCGTATTGGTCGACATCAATAGCCCCAAACCGACACATACTATCATCATTAATAGGAATAATACCGAGACCGCGCTTACCTTCCAAGTGATCTTTCCACTTATCCAAAGTAACGTCTTCCCTAATAGTCTTAGCACGGCCTTGCTTTTTCCCGTCAGCGCGTTGTCCTTTGATTTCATATTCACCATGAGCCCTTGTTAGACCATTAAAGTATAACGCAAAATCATCTGCAAGCACACTATTTCTCCTTTCTAAAGGGGAGGATAGGAGTAGGTTGCGATATCAATTACACTTAAAACTGTCGGAGCAGTAAAAATTATAAATAATATCATACACATAGCCTATCTCCTATCCCCAAGTGTTCCACTCATAGGGTGCCTAGAATGGAATATCTTCGTCTCCGTTATCGTCGGGTCTACCTACTTGAACTTCCCCGCTTGTAACTGCGGTGGCAAATTCTTTTGCTAGTGCATAAACTCCAGCATCTTGAACCTGTTCTTTTAGTTCAATGTCCCATTGGAACCAAGAACCTTTATCGTTCTTTTGAGATAAACTAGACAACGTATAGATGTGGCTATATCTAGCCGGAGTAAAAGGACCATTTTCTCCAGGAAGTTTTATGCCCATCATTAGACTGTTCCAACGTCTGTTCAGCTTAAGACTTGTACTCTTCATAGCGAGCACAGCTCGTTCAATTCCATCTGGAACTAAACCTAAAACAAAATGACTTGCTGTCTCGACTAACATTGTCCCATTATCAGAGAGCAATATGCCATCTTGTCTTCTAGCTTTTCTTACTGTTTCACTGTTAGAACTATGTGTACCTACTAGACCGCCACCTTGGTCCTGAGGAATCCACTCTACGAACTCTCTTCTATATCCACACGGGATTACATCCATTGTTTTGTAACCAACTTCAGTTACCGTGTTAAATATATCTCCAGCCTTTAGATCTTCTCTATCATCAAGAATAGGTGAAGTTTTTTGTAGTACTTTATAGAATGGTATTGCTAGATCTTGAGAAGTCATCCCATCAAAACCTTGAGATGAGTCTTCTTCAAAATTGATCACAGCAGGCAATTGCTCTTTTTTATTTGCTACACTACGAGCCATAGTATTACGCCTCCTTAATCGTGGTTTTCTGCCCTATAAATACACCAAGCAAGTCCAGGGGCAGGTTCTGTCCTAGCTCTGTTTGTTCCCTTACAAACGCCTTAAGTGTTTGTGGGTGAACACCGGTCTTATCAGTAAATGATTGGCCATCGTGATTTAAGATTTCTTTCATTGCATTAGCAGCATCATCTTCACCTTTACCAAAATCTACTGATATTGTATTCTTAATAAGATCGCCATGGCCCTGATTACGTAACCAGTCCATCGCTTCGTCATATCTATCTTTAGGAATACTTGCACTATAAAACGGCTGAACATCTACTTTCATACCGTCTTTAAGTTTAAAACTAGATACCCCAGCTTCTGCTAGTGCTTCAGGAATATCCACTTGTGATACTTGTTTATAGGAATTTTTTAGACCTTTAAGTACATCTTCTTGGGCCTTAATAGCTTCTTCTAATTCTAGCTGCAATGATGCTAATGCAGCAACAGACCTTAAATGTTCATCAAGCCTGTCATCCATATTTATGACCATAGGTTCGTGTTTAATTTCATCTGTCATTGGAGCCTCCAGCATAGACATCAACTTTAACGGGATAGTATTTACGTTCTTGCCTATCCCACTTTAAAAGATTCATACGGCCGTTATTAATTTGTGTTGCAACTGCTGACGCAATAGCAATAGCCGCAGGATCTCCCATCAATAAGAGAAAATCTTCATCATTGAATAATCTTAAATTTCTCTTAAGTCTCTTAACTGTAGGACCTGAAGAAAAAGCTATATTTCCAGGTGGTAATAAAACCTCTATCTCTCCGAATTCAGATGCGGATAAGATATTCTTACCAATGGATTCTTGTACTACAAATACTGTTGACACTGTATTCTCCTTTCTTACAGTCTAAGGATATCCTACACTGTTCGAATTAATCGGGACACCCCTCATATATTTTTTCCGTAATTGTTTTCCAAGGAAACGGCTTGGTACAAACAAAACCAAAAAGTTTTTCGACGGGTACTCTAAGGGATTGATCTTTGTTTGGTACAAAAAATTCTTCTAAAGCAAGAACTGTTTCTGCTTTTACTACGTATAGCATATCACCTTTACGCATAACTACTTTTACATTACCAAGGTGCGGAAGTCTTTTTGCAAACCAAGCTATTTGCGAAGTTCTGAAATGTACCCAGTGACCTTTCGCTACTTTTAGCTCAATCCAAACCTCCGACCCTTGATAACAAGCATTGACATCTGGAACCCCGGCGCCTACTAGATTCTCAATCCTGATTAAATGACCAGGAACGTTTCTCTTAATTTGCTGCCAAAGATTCGACTCTCGCACGCTCGTCCCTTCTCTCTAGTCCTAATCCAACATGCCAAACAGAAGTATAGACGTTGTACGCATACCCAGGCAATGACGTTTTAACTTCATCCTTGAAGTTAGGATAATCAAGTTCAGCTATGATTTTATCTAAAAACATCTCTTTAAATACATCCTTATCTAAGATCATTCTAAAAAGATAATCAGAGTGAGGACTCTCATAAATCGTGTACCTACCTTGACTATAGTATTCTAATACTGCTTTATCACGGGAACGTACAAGCAATTTATTAATATTGTCCCAGTCATTAACTACTGAGACCATTCCCTTTTTAGTAAACAACCACATAATAATCAGTCTCCTTTCTTTTCCTCTAGTTCACCCCAGTTAGGGCCAATTTCTACATCAACCTTTAGAGGTACTGCAAGGTCAACGCACTTTTCCATTATATCACGGTAAAGGTCCGATTGTACACCTTCGTTAATTGAGAAGTCTAACTCGTCGTGTACAGTTATGTGAGCCGTGATGCCCTCACGATATAAATCTAACATCGCCTTCTTTGTCATATCTGCACTAGATCCTTGGATCAAGGCGTTTAAGGCTTTATGTGTAAAGGATCGTCTAAGTCGTCTATCACTCCAAACTTTTTGAGCAGCTTCTTTATTTAATGGCGTCTCTCTATTGGGCCACGTGTTTCTACTATCAGCTGGTTCAAACAAATTAAAGTGTCGTCTTCTTCCTAGGAGAGTTTTTATATAACCCTTTTGATTAGCAGCTTTTGTACACTCATTTGCAAGCTGTCTTACAAATGGAACCTCTTGGTGATACTGTTCTGAAAGAGACTTCGCATCTGATAAATCAATATCTAATTCACTTGCTAATTTATATATTCCCATTCCGTAAAACATACCTAAGTTGATTGTCTTTGCTTGCTTGCGAGGAATACCTGCCATGTCTGCTACGATAGTATGAAAGTCAGCATTAGAATCTGTCTTAAATAATTCAACAGCTTCATCAGCACCAGATAATTTTCTAAGAGATGCGTAATGTAGTAGGACTCTGGGTTCTTGCTGGCTATAATCTAAACAAGCCCACCGGCAGCCCTCATCAGGGAGGAAAAGAGAGCGTACCAGTGGACCCCAATGCTGATCGCGAGCAGGGACTTGTTGCAGATTAGGTGTTGAACTGCTAAATCTACCTGACCGCGTACCTTCAGCATCTTTGCGCAGCGAATGAAACTGAGCATGTACTCTACCATTATAACTCATTTTTAAACAAACGCCCTCAATAAAATCACGCCGCATCTTATTTACCCGCCGCCATTTTGCAATGTTTTTAGCAAACGGGTGTTCATGGTTTTTAAGCCAGTCAGAAACAAATGACGGATTTCCTCTTTGGGTTCTAGGATACCATATCTTTAGTTTATCAAAAGCCTTAGCCATGTCATCATTAGACCACGGCTCTATAACCATGCCGCACTCCTCTCTAAGACTCTTTAAAAGAGTTACTTCTTCAGTTAGACAATCTTCATTTAACTGTTCTGCTTTATCTAAATCAATACGTACTCCCTTAAATCTCATATCTAAAATAGCTGGTTGTAACTCAGCCTCCATCTCAAAGACGTCCCATAAATCATTACGTCTAAGGATTGTCTCTTGCTGTTCCCATATCTTTAGTGGTAACTCGGCGTCTGCTTCTGCGTACGGTCCAACATATCTAGCAGGAAGTTTCCATAAACCACCTTTAGGATCAACACCAAAAGCAATGGCTGCTTCAGTTAATAATTTTTCTTCTTTTTCTTCTCCAAGATATACCTTAGATAAGTTGTTTAAAGAATAACCTCCATCACGTTCTTCATTTATCAGGGGCTCTGCAACTTGGATATCTCTGAGAGGACCTTTAACGTCAATCCCTGTTGCGCGCAACCACTCAAGATCGTAGAGGAGATTTGCTCCAACCTTTGTTTGTGTTCCTCCAAATGTAGCTGAGGCCCATCTGAGCACAGCGTCACGGTCAAGATTATCTCCTCCTTCGTGAGCGATGGGGAAGTACCCTTTAAAACCAGTGTCTGTTGCCACCGATATTCCCACAAGTTTTCCGTCATGTCTTACACCTCCTGGTCCGCTGGTTAATAAATTAGGATCACAGGTTTCAACGTCTAACGAGATTACCTTTGCTGCACTAAGATCTGGTAACTCCTTAGGAGGAACCCACTTACTTTCGGGTAAAAACATGTTTAATTGAGCCATGACATATCCATTCTCTATTCCAAAATTGTTTTGCTGCAGTACTAGTGTATTCTTCAGAGAATACAATACGACCACAACTAGTATTCATTAAAAGTTTCGCGCAAGAAACGCACGGACTGACTGTAATATACGCCGAAAAGATTTTCGTAACATCTTGACACTGTAGAATCGCATTTTGCTCGGCGTGTATGGCGTGACATTCATCGAGACCAGTACCGCTTGGAAGGCCAGCGCCGGGGCATGGCATATCCAAACAATGCACGTCACCACTAGCCACACCATTGTAACCAGTAGCCAAAACACGATTACGGTCATCCACCAGAACGCAACCAACGGAACGCCTACGACAAGTACTACGTTGTGAAACCAAATCTGCCATCGCGAGAAAGTAGGTATCGACATCTAATCTACGCTTCGGTATCAAAGTAAGCTCTCCCACCGGCCATCCCTCCCAGTAAATAAGCTAAACATTCAGCACGGTTGTTAAAGATAGGAACTTTTACTGTACTCTTTGATGGCTGAAAACCATCTTCAAGTAAAAATGCAAGTTTTTGTTCTTCTGTATTATATAGGTGCATGCTGCCAGCATTAAGATATAGTTTTCCTAGTGTCACTTGATCCCAGACTTCACGATCAATTTCTTTAAGATAAGAAAGAACATAACGTGCCACCATGCTCATATTAAATATATCATATGGCCAGCCTAACCATATATCAGAGGATCGCATAGTATCAATAATGTGTAACTGATTATATCTTACTAAGAATTGTAGACTTATTGTACAAGGGATATCTTTACTGGGCGGAGGACTCTCTCGCCATATATTAATAACTGCTTGTCTTGTCTCATCGTCGTCTTGTAAGGCTTTAACAACGTGTCCAAGTTGAGACACTATCTTAGGACCATATGCACCAAAGAAAGTTACTCCGTCATCTGAAAAATCTTTTATCATTCGAGAATAATGAGCAATATTTTGAACTCTATTATCACCAGATAAAATCCAATGGGCTTCAGCAAACATAAACTTATATCCTAACTCTCGATTAGCTTGAGTCAAGATAGGATAGTTCATATCTACCGATGTTTGTTTACCTAGTATCTCAGTGACGGCCTTGTCTCGAGTATAGGCTGGATCGCCGTGTAACAAGATTTCTTTAGCAGTATAACACCATTCAGTATTAACACAACTCATGCTTTAATGCCTCCGTTATTTGATCTTCATATTCTTCTTTCTTATTAAAACGCTTAGCATAAGAAGGATGCCAAACATTTGCGTGAGTCTGTATTGAATTTTTATCACAGACCTCTTGAGCTCTTTCTCCTAGTGTAATAACCTTAATCTTAGGGTTCCTTGATACAATACCTTGTATATGTCTATTCATAGAACCATCCACATTGTACGCATTACACCACATTGCAGCATCTTCTTTAAAGTTTAGACGATGAAGAAGTTCTGTTAGGTATAAGCTGCTATTACCATATTCATAAAAAGGCCAAGACAGTTCTCTAAATTTTGGATTAGCTTGATCACCTACAAACAAATAACTACTCCCACAAAGATGACCAGTAACGTTCCACTCATTAAAATCCAAAGCGGGTTCATATTGTAGTCCTCTCCAAACATATGATTGTTCAATTACTCGTTCACAAAAAAGATCTTTTGCATGACCCCAATGTCCAATGTTATAGTATCTATGATCTGGCCTATCTTTTAATCCACCATTACGAATAAGAAAGTCTATATACTGACCCTTATCTTCGTGTTCTAGATGACCATCCCACAACTTGATGTATAAGTCTATTACATCTTGAATGTCTTCGTACATTTCTTCTCTTTCTTCTTTCAACTTGTTAAACATTGCAACACCAGAGTTAACTGATGAAGGTAAACAATAGATATATATTGCTCCAAACTTCCTAGCAATCCTATCTGCTAGTCTACCCTGCATCGGCCAAGTACTTCCTCCACGATATGCTTTAGCGTATATTGCTTCGGTTGGCCACCACCGATCTATAACAATCGGAACTTTACTTCTGGCAGCCAACCTTATCGCGGCAGTGTGGTAATCAAATATTCTTTCTTTAAACCGGTAAGTTAGATGGATATACCTTCCACCTATCTTTTCAACCAGTTCACGAGCGAGAGTTGTTTTTCCTGATCCGTCAGGACCGTCGACTATATATATCATTCATCAAATAAAGGAAGAGGCGCCACAACAAGATCACCTAAATCAGGAGCTTTCCATCCATCAGGTTTAACCACATCAAAACCTGATCTTTCAGATGGTTGTCTAATTTTTGTCATGTTTGCCTCGTGAACTCTCTTCCATCCCTCTTCAAAATCAAAACCATGCATATATGCAGTTCCAAGAATTACATAAACCATATCAATAAGAGCATCAAATTTATGCTCAAGATTGCTGCTATCGATATATTCATCTAGTTCTTCTTGAATAAAGTTAGTCCTAAAGATGTCTAACTCTACGGGTAACTCTCTAGGACCTCCTTCATAGGTCAAGTTGAACTTTTCATGAAACTCTTTTATATCGCGTATCATACTCATGGTTGTAACTTCTCCCATATCTCAGAACTTCCCCATCGTTCAGGAATATCTCGAAGACCCGGGAAGTATCGTGGTTCAGGGGTTGGAGGCGCTTCTAGCTGCCATAAACAATTACGACTATGTTGAGGAACTAATGGAGCCATGATAGTTGCGAGATAGTTAGTATCATAATAACCTCTTAAGTCTTCCCACACCTCTCTTTGTGACTCTGATAAGTGATCTTTATAGTCCTTCATTGAAGCAAAGGTTCCCCAATGTCCTTTAATCGAGAACCCTGAATCTTCTAATGCAGCACCAAAAGCGTGGTAAGTCATTTCATTGACATGATTTGCAGCAGCACCCACGTCAGGATCCCAACAAGGAGTACTGACAAATGCAGTGCCTCCACTGTCCAGATGGCGGATAAAACTTGAAAGGATTCGTCTACAATGGTCTGGTTCGACATGTTCAAGCACCTCAAAACAAACAATCACGTTAGGTCGAGCTGGCAAGTCACTTTCTTGTAGATCACAAACGTCTGTCTTACTGAATAAGACATCAGGTTTCCACTTGGAATTTCTAAATTGTTCAGGTGTCGTTAGTGCAGCTACATCAACTGCACCATACCAAGCTGGTGCCATTCGACTGCTATGAAGCAATTTAGCTAGGGGAAGTTCTTTCCCAGAGCCGACATCTAGTATTCGTGCTGTCTTATACCTAGCACTTTGGTTTAACCATTTAACAACGTGTGTCCACCTTAAACAGTGGGCAATGTAATCTCTGTGAAGGAAACCTCGTTCCTCCGCAGCATCAACTGATAAGTGAGTCTTATCAATCTTACTTCCTTTGGCGTTAGCCATGTCGTTTCTCCTCTATATATCCTCGAGATACTAAGATCCCCTTGTAGTATGAAAGTAAACGTGTTGCTTTCTGCTTACTCTTAACATCGAGAACTATCTGTTCTAGTAATTCTTCTTTCGAAATAGATTGTTTTGCCTCAACAATGTTCAGAATGGCCTGACCCTGACGAGCCAGACCATCCCGATTATGTGAGGCTTTCACAAAAGTGAAAGTTGTCTTCATTATGCAGCCTCCGCATACTCCGTTGCAAGATCAAGAGCTCTACGTTTGGTGGCAGCTCTTGGTCCAAACCACGCAGACTGTAGAGAAGCGTCACGATCTCGTCCAGCCTTATGGTCCACATAGTATGTAACACCATTGAGAGCACTCCACCATGAACCCTCAGACATGGTCTTTGCACCTGGTTGAGTCCAAACAGACTCCCAAACAGCTTCTGAGGTGCGGTTGAACTGTGTGCGATCAACTTTATCATTCACAGAACTTACAAGCTGAGGTTGGAATAGCTGAGCAATAAACCTATCAAGCACTTCTTCATCATATTGAATACGCGCAAGAAACTCAGCTCTCTCTTGGAACTCATCTAATAATTGAGTAGATAAACCAAGAGCTTCTTCGGCTTTTGACTGGACAATATCATCAAAAGAATGTATGTGTGGCATTCTAAAGTTGGTATTACCAGATAAAGCCAATTGAAGAGTGTTGTTACACACGACACGAACAGGAGTGAACATTATAGTTAATGCCTTACCCCATTGGTGCGGGTGATTAATGAGTAAGTGACCTTGAACTTCGTCACCACCGGGAAGTTTAAACCCTTGTCTTATATTAGCAAGACCCCAAACTTTTCGACCGGAATCTAAAGAACCAGCCGTCCCCATTTTCATATCGCCGCTTTTAACGAACTTATCGAAAAAGGTGAACACTTCCTCATTTTGGATTGGTGTGTAGTTCTTACCACATGGACCAAGGACCGAGCCGTCACTATCCCGAGTCAATACATTGTAGTCATGAGTAGTGAATAACGTACCCTCATCATCTGTCCATTGTATTGGTCTCTTAGTGACTTTCCAATCTAGACCTGCAGCAACAACCATTTCTTTTGGTGTCAAGTCTTCTTCAACTTTAACACCAAGACCGTGCCAAGGAACTTCCCCAGCGTAAGCCATAGTTTCAACTTCGTGTGACATACTTCGTTCTCCTCTCTAATTAACAAGAACATTCTACCAACTTTTTCAGATAATGTAAACGGAAAAATTCGGTTACATAATCATCCAGAGAAAAAGCTGCATTAGTAACAGCCCCACAAACGGTGTGAGGACTGTTACCAAGAATACAATAATGTTCTCTTTCATTAAAAGTAATACGAACCACAGCGGTCAATGAACATGCACGCCATAGTAAGTACCAAGACAAGGGTAACTAGAAGAGCTCCCATTGCGAGCCCTTCTAATATACCTATCAAGACGTCTCTAAGAGTCATTAGACATCTTGACCCAACCAGCATATATCATCTCAGCGCGATAATACTGGAAGATCCTCCAAGGTGACTGTTTTGTATTTAGAAGACCCTCATCAGAGAGCTGCTGCATACGTATCTTTAGATCATCTTCAGATACTCTACCAGCGTTTTCTAAACCAGTGTGCATAAGAATATCGCGAGCTTGTTTCGCCATACCCTTAAATTTCTCACTGTTTTCATCAATCTCAGAAAACTCGTAAATCCGAGGTTTTGACTTAGGTCGACCCGGTTTTTTGGGTGGGTCTTTCATCAATTCTCCGGACTTTAGTGCGGCATTGTACGCAATAATGTCACCTTCTAAACTAATGTCGTCTTGTTCTGGTGCCACTTTTTCTAACTCCTTTGCAATCCGCTCATAGGCAGCGGTCTTAGTTGAGAATTTTGGCGCTTCTAAACCAGTGACGGTTGTATACGCCGCTTGAAGTTCGGCCATAGTATTATCTTCGACCGATAAGTCTGACATATCAATTGTCATATCTATCTCCTCTTATTTATATGAGAGAGGACCGTCAAGGTCTTCCCATAGATCTGATGTCAAGAATGGTATAGGATCATAATCTTCAAGAAGGAACACAGGTCCGCTATCAGATTTCTGAACTACACCGCGAAGTGAAGCAATCATCGGTCTGGTTCTATTCATCCCGAGTTTTACTTCAGCATCTAGATCTCTTCCATCAGAAAGGATGTCGATAAGTTCTTTTACTTTCATAACGATTCTCCTTTCTTCAGCCGCACCATTGCAGCTGATATATCTATCCTACACTGTTCGAACGTATTTGTACAACACTTTGTTCGGATAGTCTCGGTTATTGGACCGAGAAACATGGCCCAACACAGTTTCTACCCTCCCTAATCATTACAAAATAAGAGATGTATTGGGATATTGTATCTATTGACATTGGGACATAAGATTGAAATTATTTTTTTAAAAATCTCTCTATATATAATATGTTCAATAAAAAAGGGAGCCGAAGCTCCCTTGATTATCCCCCGTGATGTTGTTAAGTTGGCAGCACAGATTCTCGACTTTGGTCTACCGCTGCTGGTATTATACCTTGTCTATTAAGCTCATCTACGGTGGTTGAATACCAGTGTAAAAGTGCTGCTATAAGGTTTCCCTTATTTCCCGACCAGACCTTAAAAATGATTTGACCATCTTGTCGGCCGTACAAGTCCGGGTGTAGGTTCCAGTCTTTCAACCAGTCACTAAACTCTCCGACTTGTCTTGTCTCATCAATAAACAAGGTAATAATAAAGCCCTGTTTATACATATAGTCTGATATTCGGATATTTCCGATTGATCCAAGTGGCTGAACCATTTATTTTCCTTCCTTCTTAAAAAAGTCTAACTCGACTTTGGTTAATGTTGCGCTGTCCAGCTCTCTTAAGTCTGGCAGCCCTCTCTCATCAGGGACTTGTACCTTCAAATGAAGATACCCGCCCTGAAGAGTTGAGATTTGGTAATCGAATGGGCAGGTATTTACCCAATCGAGAACCGGTTGAAGATTGTAAGCGGACACTTTACTCATTATCCCCCCATCCTTGTTAGATAGGCAGCGGGCACTTTCCACTTACCATCACTAATTGTTTCCACATGGATATACTTCTGATTTACTTTCGCGACCACACCCTCAACGATGCGTCCCTTGTGTTCAAAAGTAACTTCATCCATTTCTGAAAAGTTTCTAACTGCTGCTGCAGATAACTGACCTCTTTTCAGCTTAATCATGTCAATTACTTCATTTAACTCGTCATTAGTCATCTGAAGAATCAACGTTCCTGCGTCATTTACTAAACTCATACCATTCTCCTTTCTTATCTGGTATTTCACTATTATATACTGTTATATTTTATTTGTAAATACTTTTTTTAATTTTTTTTTAAATTAATTTTAAATAATAAAAAACCGTACCTCAATTTTTTGAAGTACGGTTTCAGGTAAAACTCTTGAATTGTTAGATGGTAACACCCAGAATGGCTGCAAGTAAAAACATGAACGTCAATAATGAGAACATCAAAACAACTAAACCACAAAACTCAATCACAAAATCTCTCATTACTATTCTCCTTTCTTATTTAAAGAGAAGTCGATCTCCTCTTTATACCACTCTACAATATTTTCCAAAACCTCAACCGCGGTTTCTTCAGTTATCTTACCCATCTCTAATTGACTAACAACATCTCTTAGATCTTCACAAATATCTATTTCCATTACTCTTCTTTCTCCTTTATTAATACGAAATGTATTACTCTTTTATTATTGTAATCTATTTAATCCGATTTGTAAATACTTTTTATAATTTATTTTAAAATATATTTTAAATAACTCTCTTCTCTTTATATCCTTACTCTCCCACCCTTTGATTTAATATCTATTTTATTCTTCTCTCTCCCTCTCCCGTATCTCTCTCCCCCTATTCCCTGATCCATATCCCCTAGGTCCAAGGCACGGGTTCATTGGGATCTAAGTGCTTGATTTTAAATGATTTTAATAAAGTGTGCGCCGTGCGGCATGGGGGCCCGGGGGCGCAAACCCCGCGCGCGAGGCCCTTAATCGCCTACCTAGTCGTTCTGCGGGGGACAATATTTCTAATCGGATAAAAGTCGACAACTTTATATTAGTATATAGTAATAATATTAAAAAAAATTATGATCTTTTCTGAGGATGCCAATAAATATAATATGCTAATAATCCAAGAAAATTCGTAAACAGTTTACATGGGGCGTGTTATAATGATATATATAGATAGTAAGGAGTTTCATATGGCACAAGGTGGAGCGAGACCCGGGGCTGGAAGGCCGCCAGGCGCGACAAATAAGCGTTCGCAAGAGATTCAGGAAAAACTTGACAAGCTAGATTGCGATCCTATCGAGGGTATGGCAATGATAGCCGTTGATCCTATGTCTTCGCCTGAGCTTAAGCTGCAATGTTATAAAGAATTGGCGCAATATGTGGCACCAAAACGAAAAGCCGTGGATATGGCGCAAACAACTGATGGTAATTTAACAATTGAGGTTGTAAAGTTTGCTCCTCAGGAGGTACCAAAGAAAGACGATGGCAATTCAGGTTCCGGTTGATTGGACACCTAGATCTTACCAGTTACCGTTGTGGAAGTTTTTAGAAAACGGCGGTAAAAGAGCAGTTTGTGTTTGGCATCGCCGAGCTGGTAAAGATTTAAGTATGGTAAATTGGTGCGTGGTTTCTGCATTACAGCGACCCGGACTATATTGGCACCTATTTCCCACATATAACCAGGGGAGAAAAATAGCTTGGGATGGAATGACACGTGATGGACGAAAATTCCTTGAACACTTCCCTGAAGAAACATGGACCGCTGTTAATAATACAGAAATGCGGCTTACTTTAAAGAATGGCTCAATCTATCAGATTGTCGGTACCGATAATGTTGACAGACTTGTGGGAGCTAACCCCGTCGGAGTTATTTTTTCTGAGTACGCTCTTCAAGACCCAAGGGCCTGGGATTACATTCGTCCCATCTTGGCTGAAAATGGAGGATGGGCGGTATTTATTTATACCGCTAGAGGTCGAAATCACGGATATGAATTACTTAATATAGCTAAAAAGAATGAGACTTGGTTCCAACAAGTCTTAAGTATTGAAGATACTCGGGCTATTTCTATAGAAGCAATAGATGAAGAACGCGCTGCTGGTATGCCTGAGGAGATGATACAACAAGAATTTTATTGTTCTTTTGATGCACCATTAGTAGGATCGTATTATGGTAACGCTATGGCTAGGTTACTTGCTGATAGACATATTACAAAAGTGCCCTATGATCCCCTTTTAGATGTACATACCTCTTGGGACCTAGGTGTGGGGGACTCTACTGTCATTATATTCTTCCAGTTACATGGAAATGAGATCAGAATAATAGACTATTATGAAAATCAGGGCGAAGGAATAGCCCACTATATTAAGACAGTCAGAGAAAAAGAATACGTCTACGGTGAACATCTTGCTCCTCACGATATAAAAGTTAGAGATTTTAGTACCGGTAAGTCTCGCTTAGAGGTTGCCCGTGAGTTAGGAATACGATATAGGGTCCTTCCTAATCTAAGAGTAGAGGATGGCATAGAGGCTGTAAGGTCTATTTTACCTCGTTGTTATATAGACGAAGATAAGTGTTCCCACCTTATAGAAGCCTTAAGACAGTATCGAAAAGATTTTGATGAAAAAAATAAGACATTTAGGGATCGACCACTTCATGATTGGACTAGTCATCCGGCAGATGCTATGAGATATATGGCTCTTGGTGTTCGAGATCGTTTAAATAAACAGAGGGCTAATTTACCTAGAATGGCTGAAGGTGATTATCATATCTTCAATGCATATTAGAGATTTAACAAAAGACGATTATCCTAAACTAGTTCCATTTGTCCAGGACCAGTGGAATGATTCTCCCTTTTTTGAAGCTAAAATTAATATTGATAAATTAACTGACGTTTTAGATCAATATATCTCAATGGAGGATACATTTGGACGTATCGTATTGCGCGACGATGGTGAAACAATAATGGCGATGTACCTTGGAGGATTTACGGAGTATACTATTTCTGATAGAGTAGGGGTGCATATAGATCATTTTTATGCTATTAATGCATTCGCTGCTGTTCGTATATTTAAGGATTTTGAAAAGTGGGCAAAGTCAAAAGGTGCAAAAGATATGCATAGTTCTATACACAGCGGTAAAAAAGTTGATAATAGTATTCGTTTACATCAGATTATGGGTTATGATATTTCTGGGTATTCGTTTAAAAAGGAGATAAGTTATGGGTAAAGTATTCAGGGCAATTACAAGTATATTCAGAGCACCAAAACCACCGCCTGTTCCTCAAATTAGTTTTCCAGCACCAACGGCTGCTGCAGCCACGGAAACGGCTGAGAAGAAATTAGCCGCGACTAAAGACCGTAAAGGATACGCATCAACTATTTTGACTGGGGGTGAGGGTATTGCAATGGAAGATATCAAGAAGCAAAAACTTCTTGGGTCAGGAACTGGCGTATAATTATACACTCTAATATAGGACAGGCTGATGGATAATACGGTCCAGCACATTATAAAACGAGCCGATCAGCTTAATAGCTTTAGATCACCTTGGGAACAACTATGGCAAGATTGTACAGATTTTGTAAATCCAAGACGCGGTGATTTTAATAGTACACAGGCTCGAGCTTCTAGAAATCGCTTTGATAAAGTGTTTGACTCTACCGCGGGTATTGCTAATGAACAGTTAGCAGCTGGACTTCACGGGCATCTAACAAATGAGGCTGAACATTGGTTTACCCTTCGCCTTAAAAATACTGTAACTGAAGACGATAGCATGAGAGCATGGATCGACGATACTGTCGAGACAATGTTTGATTCTACCTTTGCTCTACCAGCAACAAATTTTACCACGGCTCTTCATGAGTTATATTTGGATCTAGGTTCCTATGGAACCGCCGTTATGTACGTTGAAGATAGACCAGGGAGAGTAATTAACTTTCGTACCTATCACCTAGCTGATTGTTATATAGCAGAAAATCATGAAGGTCGTGTCGATACTTTATATAGAAAGTATAAACATACCGCTAGACAACTCGTCCAGTTATATGAAGATGTTCTACCCGATAGAGTAAAAGAAGCAGCTCTTAAGACACCACAGCAAGAGTATACATGTATACATGCTGTTGAACCTAGAGATGATTATAATGATGAAAGTAAAAAGTCTGAGGACTTACCTTTTAAATCTTGTTACGTCTTAGTTGAAGAAAAGTTAATGTTAAGAGAAGGAGGCTTTAATGAGTTTCCTTATTTAGTACCTCGATGGTCTAAAACTGCTGGAGAAGTGTACGGAAGATCTCCAGCTATGATGTGCATGCCAGATATAAAGATGGTAAATGAGATGATGAAGACAGTCATTAGGGCTTCTCAAAAAGCGACTGATCCTCCCCTCATGGTTCCTGATGATGGCTTTATGCTTCCTTTAAGAACAATTCCTGGAGGTCTTAACTATTATAGGTCTGGTACAGGAGATAAGGTTGAACCATTAATGAGCGGCAGCCGACCGGATCTTGGTATGGATTTTATAGATAACAGAAGAGAACATATACAGAGAGCCTTTCATGTAGATTGGTTACAACTTGGTCAAACACCTCAGATGACCGCTACTGAAGTTATTCAACGTCAAGAAGATAAGATGAGACTTATGGGTCCAATGGTTGGTAGATTACAGACCGAGTTCTTAGGTCCCTTAGTCGATAGAGTATTTAAAATATTATCAAGGCGTGAACTATTTGCCATGCCTCCTGAATCTTATATTGGAGAAGACCTACAAGTAGACTATATCTCTCCAGTAGCTAGAGCCCAGAAAGCTCAACTTGTTTTTAATTTTAGTCGCTTCTTAGAATCTATTATTCCACTAGCAAATATAAAACCAGAGATTTTTGATAACTTAGATGCTGATAATGCCTTTAGATGGGCTCACGCTACTTTAGACGTTCCAATGGATACAATACTTCCCGTTGAAGAACGCGACCAACAAAGACAAGAAAGAGCCGAAGCTGAACAAGCTGCTCAGCAAGCTGCATTAGCTCAACAAGAAGCAAGCGCCGTTAAAGATGTAGCAACGGCTGAAAAAGATCTAACTCAAGCTGAACAAGTAGAAGCAGAAGGAGAAGCCGGTGGCGAAGAAGCCGTCTATTAAAGAGTTACACGATTCATATAGAGTAGTTTTTGAAAGTAAGGATGGAGAAAGAGTTTTAGATCATCTGTGTAAAATAGGTTTTGTTAATGATACCACCTATGTACCAGGTGATCCCCATGAGACGGCGCACAGAGAAGGTCAACGACGTCTCGTACTTAGCATCTTGAGGTTTATTGCGAGAAGCCCTCAAGATATCTTAAAACTTACAGAGGAGATATACAATGAGTGAAGAAACTGGGTCCGTTGAAGCAGCCCCTGAGGCAGCTCCAGAAGCGGGTAGCTCGGAACCTACTAGCTGGTTATCGGGCGTTGATGAGTCAATTAGAGAAGATCCAAGTTTAGCTGATATTAAGGATATAACGGGTTTAGCTAAATCTTATATACATGCACAAAAGATGGTAGGTGCAGATAAGATTGTCTTACCCACTGAAACAGCTGAGCCAGAAGAGTGGGACAACTTTTATAACCGGCTTGGTCGACCCGAAAAATATGAGATCACAACCCCAAAACTTCCTGAGGGAATAGAGCAAGATGAACCCATGGGTGAGGCTCTTAATGCACTTATGCATAAAGCAGGCCTAACAAACGCTCAGGCGCAAGCTCTACATGATGGATATTGGGAACAGGTCACTAATCAATTTAATGAGCATTCCAAAGAGCAAGAACTTCAACTTGCAGACTGGGATAAAGAAATTAGGCAAGATTTTGGTAAGGCCTATGACGAACGTATTGATATGGCTCAAAGAGCTGTTCGAGAATTTGGAGGAGAAGAACTTAAGAAATTTTTAGAAAATACAGGACAAGGCAATAATCCTTTATTGATTAAAATGTTTGCTAAGATCGGCGAAAAGATGTCAGAAGCAAATCCAGAACTTGGACAAGGAGAGAATCAATTCCTTATGACTCCAGATCAAGCTCGACAGGAAATTGCTCGACTTCAAAGAGATGGCAACTTTATGAAACAATATCATGATAAGGAATCTGACGGACATCCAGAAGCGATAGAAAAGATGCAGAGGTTGTTTAATTTTGCCTATCCTGATGAAGCGGTAGCAATGTAATTTACAAGCCGTCGTTTTTAGTTTATATTCTAGAATTGGGTAGCGTCTATGACGTCCGAGTCTTAATACCCCATGACTATAAACGGGGAGCGACGGTCCGAAAGGGTAGCCGAAGCGAAGTATTGTAACCTTAACTAATGGAGGGTTGACTTATGTCTACTCAAATCACGACCGCCTTTGTACAACAGTACAAAGCAAATGTTGAGCACCTCCTACAGCAGAAAGGTTCACGTCTTCGTCCGTTTGTGCGGGTCGAAACTCAAAATGCTGAGTTCGATTTCTACGACCGGATCGGCGCGACTTCTGCACAGGAAGTGCTTGGACGACATCAAGACACTCCGCTTATTAATGTTCCTCATGACAGACGTAGAGTCTCATTGAGGGATTTTGACTGGGCAGAGTTAATTGATAGAACTGATCGCATTCGTATGCTCGTAGATCCTACTTCACCTTATAGCCAAAACGCATCATATGCTCTTGGTCGTAAGATGGATGAGATCATCATCGAGTCTGCTTTTGGTTCAGTTTCAACTGGTAAAACTGGTTCTAGTACCGTTACGTTCCCCGCTGGACAGCAAATTGCTGTTAACTACGTGGAATCAGGTGGTGCTGCTAACTCAGGTCTAACAGTTGGAAAGCTCCGTCGAGCAAAAGAGCTCTTGGACGCATCTGAAACAGATCCATCAGAAGCTCGTTACATCGTGTTAACTGCAAAACAAGTCAATGATCTTTTGCAGACAACAGAGGTAACTAGTTCTGATTATAACTCTGTTAAAGCTCTCGTTCAGGGCGATATAAATACCTTCATGGGCTTCGAGTTCGTTCGCACTGAACTTGTTGCAACTGATACTAATTCATATCGTAGGGTTATCGCCTACACTAAATCTGGATTGCTGCTTGCAGTCGGTGCAGATGTTAATGTAGATATTGGCCCACGTCGCGATAAAAGAAATAGTACTCAGGTGTACTGCTCAGCTTCTTTCGGTTCCGTTCGAATGGAAGAAGAGAAGGTTCTTGAAATCAAGTGCGACGAAAGTTAGGAGGGCTGAACAATGGCTGTTACAACTCAAAAGTCAACTGAGCACACTAATGCTACTGCATCACCTCCTACTATGGCTCAGCCTACCGAGGCACAAGGTCGATTAAGAGTAATGTTTTTTACTCATGATCAAGACGGTGCCGGTGACGCTACATCGTCTGTAGCACTTGGTAAGCTACCCGGAGGACGTGTACGTGTTCTTACAAGTCTCTCTAGAGCATACGTAAACTGGACTACTGGTTCAGCAGCTCTAGATCTTGGATGGGATGCATATACCGACTTCGATGGTACTGCTGTTGCAGCAGATGCGGATGGTCTTGTTGATGGACTAAACGTTGATACTGTAGGGTACCAAACGTTCGAAGGAGCTTTAGCTGGTATTAAAGCTACTGGCGGTACGCATATCTTTGAAAGTAAGGACGGTGTTGTTATCCGTGCTACTTCTCAAGGAACTGCGATTGCTTCTGGTGATGACCTAGTAGGATATTTGATCTACGTGGTTGACTAACCAACGGGAGGGGCTCCGCGCAAGCGGGGTCCCACCTTTTTCGAGGATATTATGGCTTCAACAGATATTGAAATTGTAAATAGAGCATTAGCCTTATTAGGAACAGAATCGATAACCGCTTTGACGGATAATTCAAAGCAAGCATCGGCTGCTAATACTTTGTTTAATGATTCTAGAGCATCTGTTTTTAGAGCACACCCATGGAATTGTTTAACTAGAAGAGCTTCTCTTCCAAAAGACTCGGTCGCTCCTGTCTTTGAATTTACAAATAAGTTTGTTTTACCTGCCGATTATTTAAGACTACTTGGAATGGAAGAACCTCTTGACAAGTTTCAAATTGAGGGAAGATTTATTTTATCAGATGATGATGCTCTAAATATAATTTATACGGCATTAATTACAGATGTAACAACGTATGACACGCTTTTAATAGATGCACTCGCTTCACGCATTGCAGCTGATTTAGCACAACCGCTATTAAATAGTACTGCTGCTATGGAATCAATGTGGCGAATGTACGAATTAAAACTTAGAGAAGCAAAATTTGTAGATGCTCAAGAAAATGCTCAAGATGTTCTTGATGCTGACTACTGGTTAGATTCTCGATTAGGAGCAAGATCTACGAATATTGATACACCCCCGAGGTAGTCCATGGCTAAAGTCACACCAATTCAAACAAATTTTGCTGGAGGTGAAATTAGTCCAAGACTCTACGGGCGTATTGATCTTCAAAAGTATGCTTCAAGTCTTGAGCACTTGGAGAATTTTTTAGTATTTCCGCATGGAGGAGTAACAAAAAGATCAGGCACACGTTTCATTGCTGAAGTAAAAGATAGCAGTAAAAAAGTACGTTTGGTCCCATTTATTTTTAGTACAGAACAAGCGTATATATTGGAGTTTGGAGATGAGTATATTAGGTTTTACCGTGATGAAGGACAAATTCAAAGCAGTGGTTCAGCGTATGAGCTCGCGAGTCCGTGGGGTCAAAACGACCTTGTTGACTTGGATTGGACACAAAGTGCAGATATTTTGTACGTTTTTCACAAAAATTATCAACCGCGTAAAGTCAGTCGTACGGGCCATACGTCCTGGACGATAACAAACTTTGAGACAGTTGACGGTCCATTTGGGCCATTAAATAATACCGCAACAACAATGACGGCATCTGCAACGTCAGGGACTTCTGTTACAATTACAGCAAGTGGTACAACCGGGGTAAATGATGGTGACGGCTTTCAAAGCACAGATGTAGGAAGACATATTAGAACACTTGTGTCTAATAAATGGGGATCGGCTAAAATTACTGGAGTTACTGATACTACTCATTGTACAGTATCTACATTTGAAAATTTTAATTTTGGTGCTACAAGTGCCACAGATAATTGGAAATTAGGGGCATGGTCAGATACTACTAAGTGGCCAACATGTGCTACTTTTTATCAGCAGCGTTTTTTTGCAGCAAACACGGCAACTCAGCCGAACACTGTTTGGGCTTCTGAGACTGCAAACTTTGATACTTTTAGTACTACTGATAACGCTGCTGAAGTTACAGATGATCGAGGTCTAGATTTTACATTAAATACAGACCAAGTGAATGCTATTAGATGGATGTATGGTTCTAAAGTTTTACAACTTGGAACAGCGGATGGTCCATTTATCATGTCTTCTGGATCAGATAATTTAGCTTTAACCCCAACAAACGTTACCGTTGGCAAGGAAACAACCGACGGTACAGCTGATATTAAACCAATAGGAGCCTCAAAGGCTACCTTGTTTGTAGACAGAAATAAATTAAAGATTAGAGAACTAGCATACAGCTTGGATAGTGATGGATTTACAACTCCTGATATGTCTCTAATTGCTGAGCATATAACAACTGGTAATATCTCCGAGTTAGCATATGCCAGATCTCCTGACTCAATTGTATTTGTATTATTAGCTACTGGTGAGCTTAGATCTATGACGTATGAAAGAGCTCAAGACGTGGTAGCTTGGTCAAGACACACGATAGGTGGAACAAATGTTTCAATAAAGTCTATTGGCTGCATCCCATCAACTGACGAATCTCAAGAACAATTATATCTAGTTGTCTCTAGAACTATTAACGGGGCAACTAAGCAGTATGTTGAACTTTTAGAGGAATCATATGATTCAGCAAAGGGACACATTCCTAACAATGCTTTCTTTGTAGACAGTGGATTAACCTATTCAGGTTCACCTGCTACAAGTATTTCAGGATTAGCACACCTAGAAGGACAGGTCGTAGCTGTACTAGCTGATGGAGCAACACATGCTAATCGTACTGTCTCCAGTGGAGCAATTGCATTATCTCGTTCAGCAAGTGTAGTTCATGTTGGTTTACCATACACAGCTAAACTTGTGACATTAGATCCTGAGGTAAAAACAGACGACGGAGTCTCTCAAGGTAAAACTAGACGAGTAGAACGAGTTACATTTAGAGTAGCTGATACGTACGGTTTAAAATTTGGTCCTGATGCTGATAGTTTATCAGATGTTCTTTTTAGAACGCCTTCTATTCCAATGGGCTCAGTTCAATTTTATTCAGGAGATAAAAGAGTACTGCTATCTCATACACCAAACCGTTCTTTTGAATTGCATGTCTCTCATGACGTTCCTCACCCGTGCACGATATTAGCAATCATGTATGCTTTGGTAGTATCTGATAGATGATAATAACAGTTCCTACGGAAGACTGGCATTTTGATTTTGTTGATAATGATCTTAAATTTGTTAATAAATCCGTAGATTTTACAAGAAATGCTGTCTCAATGTCTTTATTTGAAGGGGGACAAATATATGCTATTTTTGGTTTTGTTCCAATTTGGGACCATGTTGCGGAAACTTTTTTATTTCCTAGTCCGAAAATAAAGCAAAAGGCATTAGGTTGTATTAAACGAATAAAAGAAAATGAAGATTATGCTTTAAACCATTTCGGAATAAAAAGATTTCAAAGTTCGATCCCTTACGGTAATATAGGGTTAAAAAGATGGGCTGATTTTTTGGGATATGAGGAAGAGGGTATAATGCGCTATTATGGTCCTAACTTAGAAGATCATATTAGAATTGCAAAAATTTACGACTAGGAGTTAAATAATGGCAGTTATGATGGCGATAGGAGCAGCGTTTTCTGCTGTTAGTTCGATTCAGCAAGGTAGAGCCGCTAATGCCATGCATCGGTATAACGCTCAATTAATGGAACAAAACGCCCAGTTCAGAGAAGAAAAAGCTAGGTATGATGCAGATAAACAGCAAAGACGTTTACGACGGGCGTTAGGAAAGCAACGTGCAGGCTATGGGGCTTCGGGAGTTGTCTCTGATACCGGATCAGCGTTAGATGTCCGGATGAATGATGTGATAGAGGGAGAGATAGATCGTTTAACTATTATGTATGAAGGAGCTATTGAAGCAGCTGATTATAGAGGACGTGGACGATTAGAAACAATGAAGGGAAAAAGCAAGCAAAAAGCCGGGTATATGTCTGCTCTTTCTACAGGCTTTAAGGCTGGTGGACAATACTATAAGAGTACGCAGGGCGACGCACTAAAAGTGCAATAGGAGTAAGAAATGGTAAAAATTACGACATACGCGGAACAGGCAAAGCAACAAATGAAAGATGTTGGTTTCCGTCGATCTATCGCCTCTGAATCTGATATAAGTGCTATTACAAATACCGGTGGACAAAACCTTGGACAAGGCTTATGGCAGGCAGGTAAAGATGTATTAGATGAACAAGAGAGACAAGCAAAAGAAGCAGCACATCTTTGGGTTCAAAAGCGTATACCAGACTCTGTAAATAATATTACTCTAGCTACTGTAAATGCAAAAGAACGACACGATTCAGACGAATTTAGAACTGTTGCTGCTACAAAAAGCGTAACTGGTTACAACTCACAAGTTAGAGGTATACACACTAACGAGCTAGAAGCATCTATGGCAGCTGCTAAAAAAGCACTTCCAGGAAATAAATACGTCGAAAAATATTATAGAACTCAGTGGGATAAACTTCTTAGAACTGGATTAAAAAATGCTGTTGAATACGAGGGCAGGGAGCGCATTAAACTAAAACTTTTAGACCTTCGAGAAATTGGAGAAAAATATGAGGTTCGGGCAGGAGACATAACTGACGTAGATGAATTTGCTGAACTAAAACAAAATATTAAGGAAACATTTAAAAATAGTCTAGGGATTCTTGAAGATAAAAAACAAGGTGAGATAGATTACGCGATAACATTACCTCCTGCTATCTTAGAAGAAGAACTACAGAGACAAACTGAAGCAGCTGAGGTATCTTTCTTATCTGGAATGCTAGCAAGAGACCCTCATGAAGTAGTTAATATGCTTCAGCCGGGTAGCGCTTTCCTAAAGTCTCTTAGTATGCCTGCAGAAAAAATAGAGGCTTTTCGATCTAGAGCCGTTAATGAAGCTAGGGTTGGATCAATAATTGCTAAAGACGATCATGACAAAACGATGAATAATTTTGTCACCCAGCAAACAAGACTTATTGATCCTGCGGTTGGTACAGTAGAAACGATGACTACAAGTATGGTTGCTGATGCCGCTGAGCAGGTTTATCCTGGAGTAACTAAGCAAGATGAAGAAAGACGAGCCATTTATAGAAACGAGGAAAATGCAAAAATACGTATAGCAAAACTTTCAGGTTATATAAAAGATGAATATTTAACCGGAAGTAAAGAACGCCGAGAACAGATTCTATCTCTTCTTAAGTATCTAGATGGTGGCCATCAAGGTGCCACTTATCTAAAGGGTATGCTTCAAAACTATGCTCCATCCCCACCCAATAAGGAAACAAAGGTTACTAGTTTTAGTGCTGCAGGTATTGGCGGATGGGAAAAGTGGCCTTATCCAGATAAACCAATAAAAAAGATGAATCTAGATAGATACACAGATCATCACAATGGCTATGAACTATTAGCTGTTATGACAACGGCAGATGCCCAAGCCGTTGTACGCACTATAATGCCAACCATAAAACAAATTAATACAATGATGACTACTGATCCTGGGGGTATGGTTCTTCAAAGTCTAGAGAATAATTCTATAAGAAATGGTCGGTCATTTGCACATAGAGATATCACTGCAGTCTTATCAGATGTTGCTAATGAAGAAAACCCAAAGTTGCGTGCGTTAAAAATAGAAGATTTTGGGGAGACGTTACTTAGGTTAAAACAAGGTTCTAAAGAACTAAATATACCATTTCGCTTTCCAAAAGTCTGGACTAGTAATGTAGCAAATTTATTTAAAACAGCAAAAAATGGTGAACAATTTCTTCAGCGCCTTGATGCTCTTCAAGAGCTTACGGGGAACGAGTTTGATAGTTTGGTCTATGCAACTATGTCAGAACACGATAATGTTGGGCTTGGTTTTTTTACTTTAGCCCTTGCTGATATTAAGGCAACAGATCCAGCAAGTCAAATTGGGAGAGTCATGTTAGCAAATGCTGCTCTACTTTCTCAAAATGATGAGCTTATGAAAAAAGAGTTAAATGGCATTAATGTAGGAACAGATACTAATTCGCAAGCCACATATAAAAAAGCTGAAGCTATGGTCCAGGAAAACCACGAGTGGATCAGAGATTTTGCTAGAACGTTACATAATGATGATATTAATATAGCTGCCGAAGTAGAATCTCAACTATACCGAGCCGCTATATCTTTTGCACTAGCAATGAATCGCGGCAAAGGTGACGATTTTGAAAAAGACGCAGAACAAATTTTTGGAACAAATAGCAAACCAGGTACGATAGGATCGTGGAGCTCCCTCCCAGGTCCAGCTGAGGCAGCTACAACTTTTGCTGGAGCTCTTCATAAAATCTTGTATACTCAAAGATCAGACGACGGTAGAGTATCTACGCTCATTCCAAGAAATGTTATGATTAGTTACGGTTGGACAACGGACGAGAACACTAGTTATTATACAAAACTAAAAGAACCTGTTCGAATCAATCCCGAAACTGTGCATGGGAATGCTGAAACTTTTGTTAAAAATTTTAAAGACTTGGACAAAGAAGATCTGGCAGGCCTATTTGAACTGATTATTAGGGGAAACACAGATCTTCCTGATATATTTAGGGATAATCTAGTCGCTGGTGGTTTTATGCAAGGTAAGACACCTAACTTAGCTGCAGCAAAATTCAAATCTGGCTTACCTTATGAAAACGTTCAAATTAAACTTCCCGGAGGCGCGACGCTAGCGTTACTTACCGCAGACGTAGGAAACGCTATTGCTCTTGAAAGCATAAAAGAAAATATCGTACTAAAAACAAGTTCTGAGCACGATGATCAATACCTTGTTGGATATAAAGATAATCTAGGTCAATTTGTTCCTTTAGAACTACAATATACTATGGACACCGGTGACGAGTCAATGCCGTTTATGATCCCAATGAGTCTTCTAAGTGCTCATGACGGTACAATTTGGGAATCATTTATTGGGCTTTTTAGTGATAGAGTACCGGAGTCTGGTGTAACACCTGGAGCTGAAAAGAACTAACAATGGATATAGGTCTTAAAAATCAAAAACCTAGCCAGACGTCTACTAGTTTAGGTTTATTTCAATTACAAACATCGTCAACTGAAATTTGGGATGCTGCTACTACCCGTGGTTGGAGATATACGGGATACGGCGGATTAGAATACTTTAATGAAATAGATGAGATTAGACAATTTGTTGAGGCTACTGATCAGCAGCGAGAAGTTTCAAGATTAGCTTATGAAAAATATGGTACTAATCCAGAAAGTCCTGGTAGTCCTGCAAGTATTATAGCCGGTGGATACGGTAAAAAAAATGACAAACCTATTTCTCAATTTAGAGAGGAAGTATATCCAGAGGCTCAACCATTTACTGGAACTAGAGAACGAATTCAGTGGGAAGTTGAGCACAGTTTACCATTTGCTCCTCAACAAATAAAAGAAAGATATCCTGGTTTTGGTGATGAAGATCCTACAAAAATATTAACCGCAGAAGAAGCTAACGCTCGCTGGAAAGTAGGTGACTTAAAATTTACAGAAAATATCTCAAATCTTGAGGCTTTCTTTTTACACCATAGAAAACAAGAAGAGATAGATTATGAGTTTACTTTAAATAGAGCAACAGGCGCGCATTGGTGGAAAGGCTTTGGTTTAGAAATGGCGACGGCTATAGTCGATCCTATTGGTCTAACAGTATCTGCTATTATCCCTCCTATTGGAGCTGCAAGATTAGCAGGAATTGTTGGAGTTCAAGGAAGTCGAGTAGGCTCATCTGCCATCAGAGGAACATTATCTGGAATGTATGGAGCTGCTTCTATCGAGCCCTTGATATTAGCTTCTGCTCACCACTCTCAAAGTAACTATACCGCTCTTGACTCGATTGTTAATATTGCTTTTGGAGGAGTCTTAGGAGGAGGGTTACACACCATAGGTTCTGGAGTAGTAAGTCCTATGATGAGAAGTATATCTCGAAAACGACACGCTAAGGCAATTGACACAGCTGTAAAACAGGCAATGAACGGAGAAGACATTGAGGTTTCTCCTATAACACACGGAGAATTTGAACCTCAAGTAGAGACTCCAATAAATGATGTTGATGGCGCTGCACCTATAGTGCACGAGGCCAGACAGGCAGAAGTTGAAGCACCAGTTGGCGTGCATCAAGGTGATTCTAATATTGGTCCAACTAGGCTAGACGCCTCAGAACAGTTTATTCCTCATGAGAATATTGATCAAAGTTTAACCTTAATAGATAGACTCGTTACTAATAAAGAAAAGACATCTAACTTTAAAAACAACATCACGCGAGCACTAAATAGTGAAGAGTTACTTAACGCCGTTAATGGTGCTCAAAAATCTAAATATAAACAAAGAATAGCTTTACGTATTGAGACTGATTCAGGTCTTAGAACAATCTTAGTGAGGAATAAAGCGGGAGTTCTTAAATTATTTGATGCTACTTCAGAAGCAGGCATAGGACTATCTGTAAATAGAAATGGAGCTCCAACACTAGAAGGAGATGTGATAAAACTAATTCCTGCTCTAGCTATGAAAGGATTAGATGCTTCTGATGCTAATTTTACGTATGTTGGAACAAATGTAAATCAAGCTCAAAAATCATCGGTTCATGTAATCTCTGCTGAAAATGTTAGATTTGATTCTCAAATGAATCAAGCAGATGTACAGCTTACACAACCCACAAAGGCTTTTTCAATTCTCGATAACGAGGAAAAAGCGGCGTTCAGTCCTTTAATTAAAGGAACACAACTTAAAAAAGCATACGAGACTCCGGATAATTCATTTTTAGGCGATGACTTTGCTGTTGAACAAATTGATACGGCTCTAAATATAGAAAATCTCCATCCCTCAGGAAATCCAAGAAGACAACCGAGTGGAAGTCATCCAGGAGGGTATCACATTGATAAGGCGACTGGAGATGAATATTATGTTAAGTTTCCTAAAGATCTTGTTGATAACCAATATCCTTCAGGTTGGAAAAAACTTTACGGTAAGGTACATAGTACTGATCCAGGTAATCAGGAATTAGCTTACGGCGTTATTATAATAACACGAGATAATCAAGTTGTTTTAAGACAGCCAAAACCTGCTCGAGACTCACTAGAAGATGGGTTTGGCGGGTATCAGACAACGTATGCAAAAGGTCAGGCTAATCCTGGAGAAACTCCAGAAATGGCCGCTATGAGAGAAGTTCAAGAGGAGATGGGGATCGATGCTGATCAATATAATATTGAATCTACTCTTCCCGGATACTTTCACGCGGGTGCCGGTGGTCGATATACCCAATTTTTTATAGGAAAAAGTGATTTATCATACTCAGAAATCACAAAGCATTTTCCAGATAATTTAAGAGAAACAAAGAGTCTTTCTGGTCACAGCTTAGATAATCCAAGATCACCTTTTTTAAGAAACGCGGTTAATCAAAAGGCTAAAGATGAAGCCGTTTTAGCTTTGCTTAAACACCACCAGAAACCCATAGACGCGCGTAGTGGAGCTATTTCTGGAGATCTTGCTCGAAGTGAATGGCTTGCATCTCAACTTTATAGAGCGTTCGGTGTTCCAATGCCGCACTATAAACTTGTCCACCAAAATAAGAAGATTGTTGGTATTGCTAGTAGTAAACTGCAAGAGGCAAAAACTATTACACCTCAAGATTTTAAAGATTTACCTAAAAAAGTTCTAGAAGACTTTTGGCGAGGCCACTTAGTTGATGTTATGTTAGCAAACTACGATTGGGTAGGAAATCCTCCAAATTTTAATATGATGCAACTTAAAGATGGATCAGTCGTTAGAATCGATCCCGGTGCTTCACTATATTATCGAGCTCAAGGAAAGAAAAAATCTCCTCTTCCTGAAGGTCTAGAATTTAATATGGGCCAATTAACTGGTAAGACTAGCAACCCTAATGGACACGTTGTATACTCACACGTAAAAGAGAGTCTTGGGGCCCAACGAATGACTGACTTAGAAAGCGAGGCGGCAGAAGCAATATTTAAGGTTTCTCCTGAGATGATAGATAAACTCATCGCAATGTCTGGAGTTAATGATGCTCAAGATTTAAAGGCTTTTATGAAATTACGCCGAGATGCTTTATCTTCTCAGTATCCCGACCAGTTTGAAGCAACAGCTCCCGAATCTGATTTATCCTGGGTTACAATGAGTGGATCAACTGCCAAAAGTATCTTAAACAGCTTACAGAAAAAAGCTAAGTACTCTGAAGATACAAAATTTGCCATAGCAAAATTTACCGGTGCTAGCGGCACGTATAATGCCATAACTCGCGCTATCAACTATTATGAGCCTAATCTCACGGGGACAAAGGATAATAAAACCCTTGGTCTTATAAGTTTAGGAGAGTGGATAAAACTACTAACGCAGGCGAAAAAAGACTTTCACTCTGTTTCTAGTGATATAGGCAAGCAATTCCAAGGTGATGATTATCTGACCCAGATTTTTGAATTGGATAGGATAGACTGGACTAAAACAGTAACTAAATATTATCGAGTCCATAAGGGCCTTGTTGAGGGTTTTAACCAAGCACTTGAGGCTGGTGGAATACGTAAACCTATGATTGTTTGGCGCCAAAACACTCCATATCAGGCTTTTAATAATGTTGCAGGTAAAGATATTAATATGAATAATGCTAAAGATATTGAAACTGCAAAACTTATGGTAGGGAAAAAAGTTAAATTAACTGGAGCGATGTCTACCGCTCTTAATTATTTGTCAGCCCAAAATTTTGAATCTTCTTCAGCACCAACAATAAAAATAAATTTACCTGAGAACGCGCATATGTTAACTTCAAAAGGAGATATGAAAGCTGTTTGGCAATATGGAACTGGAGAAACAGAAGTTATACTACCCCCTAACCAGACATATAGAGTTGTTGATGTAGGCACTGATAAATCTGGAAAAGTAATAATCGTGATGGATATGTTACCTCAGGGTTTTGTAGAGCCACCTAAACTAACAAAAACAGAAGCAATAAAGCTAGCTACTAAGCATCGAGAAACTGGTAAAAGTAATGGGACTAATGATACGGCAGAATATCTAGTTGGTGAAACAGATTCTGCAAGAAATGCTGCTCTTAAACCTCATGAATTATCGAGAGAGATTACAAAGCAAAATGAGGAGTTAACTCAAGTTCAATCTGATTTAGAAGCTGAACTTGCAAATATAGAGCCAGCATTAGCAAAAGAATTAGATAACGCCTTAAAAGAAGTTTCAGCAACGTATGAAAAAGATTTAATTGATAGTGAGAATTTAGCAAAAGCTGCCAGAGCGGCAGCAGTATGTTTAACTAGGTGATGATATGAGTATTAAAGATTGTATAAATGTAATTAAAAAAGCAGCCGGTGATACTAAGATTACTGATGATCAAGCTGAGGCATTATTGTCTGATATTGACGATTTTATTCAATTAAAAAAGCAGGCAACACAGGACGCTAATGTAGATGCAACAGTTAGCAAGTATGTTGATGATCGTCTTCAAGAATCAATATTACAAGCAGCGATAGAAAAAAGAAATAATATCTTAAATTTGATTGCTGAAACTAAAGCTATGGCTAGAGTGGATAAATTTAAAGATAAGCAGAAGGGTTTAATGGCTCTTATGGTAGGAGTCTATGGAGAAGAAGGAGGAAAACTTAGTATAGACGCTCAAGGAAAAGCCTTAGCAAATAAGTATATTGGTCGTTTAATAGATAGAGTAGATAAAGATGGCGATCTAGGTATGTTTAACAGTGGGAAAATTGATCATGATATTGCCGCTGAATTATGGGAAATAAAAGAAGGCGGTACTCCAGGTATCACAAAAAATCCAGCTGCAGAGAGGATCGCAAAAAACATACATGAACTACAAAATACGGCGGTGTCTCACTCTAATCAAGCTGGTACGTATATAAGAAACATGCCTGGATATATCATGAGACAGAGCCATGATATGCTTAGATTAAGAAAAGCTGGAGGTAAAAAGGCAACTCCAGAGGAAAGTTTTAAGGCTTGGTATAATTTTATTATTGATAAACTTGACCATGAAGCAACATTTAAGGGAGCCGATCCTGAAAAATTCTTAAGAGGAGCTTATGAAGGATTGACCTCGGGCTTTCATAAAAGATTTAATGCTGCCGATGAAAGTAATTTTGTCATGGGATTCAAGGGCCCTGCTAATATAGCAAAAAAGAGTAGTCAACCTCGGTTATTACATTTCAGAACATCTAGTGACTTTATGGCGTATAACGGTAAATTTGGAACTGGAGATTTAAGAGAAGGTATTATACACGGGTTAGAGCACATGGCTAGAAATACCGCTTTAATGAGAGGTTTAGGAACAAACCCAGTGGCTATGATGGATAAGTTAAAAAGGAAGTATGCTCTAGCCGCATCAAAAGAACTAAGCTGGAAACAAGCTGATAAGTTTAAACATATCGCTCTAGAAAATGCTCTTAAGGAGATAGATGGAACTACAAGAATACCTGCAAAATTAACCTTTGCAAGAATTAACGCCGGTGTTCGTGCTGTTCAAAATATGGCTAGACTAGGCGCTGCCACAATTTCATCATTCACAGATATTCCCAATCAAGCCGCTGAATTAAGGTTTCAAGGTGTACACCCATTAGTTGGATATTCAAGGGCCTTTGGTAATTTATTGCGCGGCCGAGGAAATAAGGAACAAAAGACTATTGCTAGAAGTCTAGGTATAGGATTCGATGGGATGACTGGTGATTTGATATCTAGATGGGCAGCTACTGACCACGTCCCTGGGACCTTGGCTAAGGGTCAACAAAAGTTTTTTAAGTTAAATCTTATGTCTTGGTGGAACGATAGTCATAGGACAGGTGTCGCTTTAATGATGAGTCATAATTTAGCGAGTAATAAAAACTTAACTTTTAATAAGCTAGGCCAGAGACTACAAAATGTCTTGGCGTTATATGATATTGGACAAGCTGAATGGAATATCTTTAGAAACCACTTGGTCACAGAGGTAGATGGTAATGCTCACATGTTACCAGAAGGCGCGCAATATATACCTGAGGGTATTATAGTTGACTATCTTAAACGCTATAAAGGAATCAAGGAACCAACTAGACGTCGTATAGAGATTGCAAGGACAGATCTAGAAAGTATGCTAGATACCTTTTATATGGATAGAGCTGATTCAGGGATTCCAATGCCTGGAGCCGCTGAGCGCGCAATCATGAATCAAGGTACTCAATCAGGAACGTGGACAGGAGAAATGTTTAGACACTTCTTCCAGTTTAAATCTTTTCCAATTACAATGATTAGAAAAGGAGTCGCTCGAGAGTTATTTGGTAACCTTAATGGTAAGAAAGACATATCTGGATTATCACAACTAATCGTTATGACTACCTTATTTGGATACGCTTCATTAACGGCAAAGTCTTATTTAAGAGGACAAACACCGCGAGAATTTACAGATGACCCGGGGCACAATGCTAAATTGCTTTTTGCTGCTATGAGTCAAGGAGGTGGTCTAGGTATATACGGTGACTTTTTATTTGGAGAATATTCGCGATATGGAAGATCAGCGCTTGCAACGGCGGCAGGTCCTACCCTAGGACAATTTGATACAGTGATGGATATATACACTAGAATCAGGCAGGGTAAAGATTTTAAGGCTGATTTATTAAGAACAGCTATTAATAATACTCCATTTATTAATTTATTTTATACAAGAATGGCGTTAGATTACTTAATATTATATCAATTGCAAGAAACTATGAATCCGGGGTATCTTCGCAGGATGGAACGCCGTATAATGAGAGAACAAGGGCAACAATTTCGTGTACCACCAAGTCATTTAATTCCAAGAGGTGGTGGTGATAGATTATTTGAAGGAGTGCGTTAATGACAGTCGCTAGTGAACTAAAACGGAGTAGTAGTGCTGGTACAGGAAGTACCAAAACGTTCTTCTTTAATGGGCCAGTTAAAGGAGTTGATGATCTAAAGGTGTATACTGTCGCTGTAACAAGCGGGACGGTAACTACTCAATCAAGAGGCGGTAGTGGTACGTATGACTATGCTGTGGCTATAAACTCCTCTACTGAGTTCGCTACTATTACGTTAAATAATAATCTTCCAAACAACGATCGTATTGTTATTGTTCGGAATATTACTAATACTCAAGAGGTAGATTACGTAGAAGGAGATCCATTTAGTGCTTCTACACACGAAGGTGCACTTGATAAGTTAACCTTAATCAATACTCAAATTGCTGAACGTGTTGATAGAGCAATTAAACTTCCAGTTACCACTGCTTTAGGAGCTGATGCTTTAACTTGGCCTTACGCTGAAACGGCGTCAGATCAGGCTAATAAACAAATAGCTTATAACGCAGCTGGTACTGCACTTGTTACTACAGATGCTGCAATATCTTCAGTTTCTGCCACCACCTTGGGGGCGGGGTCCTCTGCGACTGTATCCTATACACCCACGACAGGAGTTCTTGCGCTGGGAATTCCTACTGGCGCGACTGGGGAAACAGGACCGCCCTCAGTTTTTTCCGCTATAGCTTCTAAAGCTGAAGCTGAGGCAGGCACTGATAATACTAAAGGTATGTCGCCGTTACGTACAAAAGAAGCAATTACTATTAATCAAGGCGCTGTTAGTAATGCTGCATTTTATGGTTTCAAAAAGACTGGAAACATTTTACAAGTAGATGTAACAACTGGTGGCGGATCAGAATCATTTACATTATCGGATTACGATGATACAATAACCGCAGCAACTGGTTTAACGTTTTCCACATCCGGTGTTAATTTAATAATGACGACGCCGTAGTTGAAGGAGGTTTAGATGGGAACAATTAATGTTGGTTCAATAAGGTTCAATTGGAGGGGAGCTTATGGAGCATCAACAGCATATGTCGTTGATGATGTTGTAAGCCACACCGGAAGTTCTTGGGTGTGTATCCAAAACGGAACCGGTCAAACACCAGCTGATGGTTCCTCATTCTGGAATGTTATGGCTGAGGGTCTTGATACTCTAACAACAAGAGGAGATCTACTAACAAGAAGTGCTTCAGCTAATACAAGATTAGCAAAAGGAACTTCTGGTCAAATATTAAAAGCAGGTGCTACTGATCTTGAATGGGCGTCAACTTCTGGTTATGAGGGATTTACACCATTAGGTACAAACATACCTTTATACGCTGATAGTGACGATGGTACAACACACGGTGAAGGAGGTAAGTATCCTTGGTTTGCTGACTATGGTAATAGTTGGGTCCCTTATGATGGTATGCCTAATGGTGCTTGTGGCCCAGTAAAGCGAGATCGGAACAGTCAATACGCGTATAGTGTAGGAGTCGCCTTTTGGTATTTAAACACTAACCATGAACCAGTATTCCGTGGTTATGACACTTATCGCGGTCATGGAGCAGGGACTACAGAAGATAATGGTGGTCCTGTAATTAACGCTAATATCTCTACAGAATTTGGTGGGCTTCGTTCTGGAGATTATCCTGTAAGAATATGGTATAACGATGGTAATGCTTGGTTCCTTACAAATGACGGAGACTTATTTGTTAGAGGTGAAAATCAGTATGGTCAATTAGGACTTGGAGATACAACAGATAGATACCTTTGGTGTCGTAATCCTTATCTTGGGCCTGATGCTACTGTTTCTAGTACAGCTTGTACTGTATCTGCTTTTACTTTTTCACATGGATATGGATATACTGGCATACCTTTTATGACTTGCTTTGCTATTGATAGCTCAAAGAGAGTTCACTCTTGGGGGTATAATGCTCAGGGTCAAGCTGGTGTGGGTTCCACATCTAATGTCACAACTCCAACACACTTATCTGGTATAACAAATACAATTCAAATAAGTGCTGGTGTTCGAGATACTTACTTTGTTGATACATCTGGTGCCATGACTTATACAGGCAACAATACAAGCGGCTTGGGAGAAGGTTCTACCAGAACAGCCCCAACTGCGGTAAGTGGAGTCAGTGGAGTAAGTCAAATACTTTGTGCCTCTGGGACCTACTCTTCAACATATAGCGCCGTGGCCTACGCTCTTAAGACTGATGGCGATCTTTACGCAATTGGTGAAAATTCTGCTGGACAGCTTGGAGATGGCTCTACTACAGATAGAGCGGCATGGGTCGACGTAGGAGGTTCAAACACATTTAGTTCCGTGCAGCAATCTGGACAAGGTGCTTATCACGCTGGTTGTGCAATTGGTGGTACTCCGGGAGCTCCTAACGGTGACATTTATATGACAGGTTATAACGGAGGTGGTGTCTTAATGCAAGGTAACACTACTAACTTATCTGCATGGACTCAACCGGGAACAGGAGTGTTTGGTACAAATATAGCTGTTAGTGTAACAAGTGCTAATGGTTCCTTAACTAAGACTGAGTTAACATTCCCAAGGGCTGATATAACTTCTGTATTTCCTGCTAGGTTTGCTGCCGCAAATAATGCTTTCTTCTTCGTCGATAATTTAGGTAGACTTTGGACTTCTGGCTATCATTTAAATACCAACGATCATCAGGTAGATGAAGCAGCTACTAGTTTTACTAATGCATTTCCAATGCCAGTTTCCTGGTCACATACAAGAGCTTCAGGAACAGCCTATATAGGCAAGACAAATTCGACAATTGATGACATAATAAACTTCGGTAATATTGATAGTAGTGCGTTACCCATGACTATCTTAAAAGCATCTGACGGTAAGATGTTCTTCTTAGGTGATAACACAAATAGTCAAATGGGCTTTTCTACTACTACCGATAGAACTCAATTTGTAGCAATGTATCCTGGAGGTTAATATGGCAGAGAAGTTATATAAGTTTGATGTACCAAGAGATCAACTTATTCACCCCAAAGATTACGACGGCTCATGGTCACCGCCAAAATGGTGGAGTGGAAAGTTTATCTCATGCGATACTAGATTTTTTGATGTTCTTAAAAAACTTAATCCAAAGGTAACAATAGCAAAAGCTGATTCTGATGATGTAAAGATAGTTGTTGCTAGTGAAAAACCAGATACTGATGGTAAAATTAGAAAGGCTATTAGGAATAAGTATTCGGTTGAACAAGAGCTTGAAGCACTAAGAGAATCTGATAAGACAGTTCTTGATGATATAGCTAAGATAAAAACCGAGATAAAGAAAGTTCTAACCGATAGGTTAGATGTTTCGTGATGGAGGACCCAGCCATGATATGGAATGCGATATTAAGCATCGCGGCTGGATCATTTGTATGGTGGATGCGCTCTATAAAGAATGAGTTTCAAAATGTATATGATATGATTGGCGATGTCAAGAGACGTATGGCCGATACTCGTGAAGATATAGCTAAAAACTATGTAGCTAAAGATGATTTTGATAGAGCACAAGATGATATTATAAGGCGCTTTGATAAGCTAGATGAAAAGTTAGATCAGTTATTATTAAAGTCAGCTAGAGCAACGTGAGGTAATTATGCTACAGGCATTACTGCCACAGTTACTACCGGCAGTTACAGATATTGTAGGAAGATTTCTTCCTGAAAACAAAGAAGAGCGCGCTAAAGCAGAACGCGAATTAGAAGCAAAATTAGCGACTCATTTAGCTAAGATTGATTTAGCTCAATTAGAGATTAACAAAGCTGAAGCTGCTCATAGATCTATTTTTGTCGCAGGTTGGAGACCATTCATAGGTTGGACGTGCGGTATAGCGATAGCTTGGACTTATGTCGCACAACCTTTTTTAGCTTTTGGCTTAGCTCAAAGTGGACATCTGATTGATTTACCAGCACTAGATCTTTCTCAAATGATGCCCGTGTTAATGGGCATGTTGGGACTAGGAGGTCTTCGCACGTTCGAAAAATTTAAAGGGGTAAGTAAGTGAGTTTTAAGTTAAGTCAACGTTCTTTAGATAATTTAGAAGGAGTCCATGAAGATTTAATTAGTGTTGCTAAAGCTGCTATAGATATTACAACTGTCGATTTTGCTGTTATTGAAGGTCTAAGAACCGTTGAGAAACAAAAAGAACTAGTAGAAAAAGGGGCCTCTCAGACCATGAACAGCAAACATCTTGAAGGTAAAGCTATAGACGTGATGGCCTATGTAGATGGTAGAGGATGCTGGGAGTTAAATGTATATGACGAGATAGCAGAGGCATTTAAACTTGCAGGATCTGCTTTATATATACCTATACGTTGGGGTGCAGCATGGACAGTTCCCAGTATACTTGATTGGTCAGGGACTATGGAAGAAGCTATGAATTCTTATATAGACCAAAGACGAAGTGAAGGTCGTCGACCCTTTATTGATGCTCCACATTTTGAGTTACTAGTATGATTGATAAAAGAGAAGCCGCACTAGCATTTATTTTTCTTATATTCCTTGCCGGAGTATTTTGGTTAGTATTATTTTAGTGATCTATGATTGGGATGCTTTGGGTAAGAGCTATGGAATTACAAGAACCAGTATGCTACAAGTGTGGTTGTACAAAGCCAAAGATCTTTGTACATGGCCATTATCAATGTGCTGATTGTAAATGTAATATAGATGACTGTTGTCAGGGTGAAGTAGCAGAACGAACTGAGCCCAACCAATCTTGAATCTTGTCTCCCATAATCTGTTGAGCCACCTGTTTCTTATCTCTAAGTGACTTCACTACTTTTGAATCAATAGTTCCTGGACAAATTAGATCGACATAAAGAACACTTCTGTTCTGACCTATTCTATGGGCGCGATCTTCAGATTGTATTCTATGTTCTAGATTAAAATTATTAGAGTAATAAACCACAGTATTGGCAGCTGTAAGAGTTAAACCCATGCCTCCTGTTTGAGGATTTCCAATAAAGAAACGACACGCCTCTTCGTTTTGAAACCTAGTTAATGCCGTCTCTCTATCATCTTGAGATACTGCCCCATAGTATGGGACATATGAGTCTAATCCATATTTTTCTCCGATGAGAGAGCATATCCTCTTAATGTCATTTACATAGGTGGCCCATATAATAACTTTGTCAGGTGCTTCTTCTAATACGTGTTCTAGTTCCGCTAGTCTATTATCTGGTATACTGCTTACCTCTCCATCATCAGATACAAAATGACCGCAGGTTATTTGATGTAATCGTAACATTAATGTAAGAGCATTATCCACTGTTAAACTCTGACTTTTGTATAGAGTCATTGCAGCATTGGATAGATTGTTGTATAGATCTTTTTGTTCTTTAGTTAATTCAACGGTTCTATATTGGTAAATCTTGTCAGGTAGATCTAGGCACTCGTCTTTCTTGCAGCGATAACTAAAATCATGGATTAAACCTCCTAACTCGTCAAGTCTCTGAAAGCCCACAACTTTTTTAAAACTGCGCATCCCTGTTTTCATATCTACCATAATGGCATATCTATTTCTAAAACTATAGTAGCTGCTAAACCCAAGAATAGCGGGACTTAAAAATTGGCACTGACTATATAGATCTAAAGGAGACCGAGTAATTGGTTCTCCTGTAAGAATACGCTTATACTTAGCATACGTACCTAGCTTTAAAATACTCTTTGTT